TCAATATATCATTGAGGTAATCTTTATATTTTGTGTTCTTCGGTGACCAATTAAGCCCTCCCATGTTAATGGGGAGCATAATAGGATCACTTAAAAGAAGCTGTTTTTTGGATAAGCACTTTAAAATGCGCTTTCCGTAAAACTCAGCCGCAAGTACTATTGAACTATCGGTCACAAGATTATCTTGGACCGTTATTGAAGATAGTACGGCATCTGGTAGTATTACTTTCTTACAGAATTCACCTATCTCACTTGATGAGACAGACTTCTCTAAGTTAATTTCTACTCCCAGTTCTGTCATGGTGACATAATACTCATCAGCGATTTTATCGTCGAAGATTGTTACATCATCACCAACAACAGCAAATTTATTTTGCCATTGAACTTTCACTTTAGCTGCACAATATCTAAGTATGATATAGTGTGTTAAAGCTGCTAAGTGGAAACTTGGACCATACCCCATGGGTTGGCCAACTTTCCAACTGACAGTATTCACTTGGAACTTTATCTTTTCAAGACCATGAATAGCCCAATCGGACTTTATCATAGCATGAATTGATGCTTGGTCAAATTCCGACAACCACCCTTTGTCTACTAGTTTAGTTAGTACTAAGTCTTGTAAGCCAAACGGCAAGCGGTCTGTAAATGCAGTGGCGTCGTAGCCGTGCACTTTTTGACCCAAGGCCAGTGCATCACTCACCTGTTGCTTCGCAGCATCTTGTGAATGTGTATGCATCTCTGGGATTATTTTTGTTAATTCCCCGAGCATACGCTTAGCTGGTTCTCCCATAGCTTGTAATACAAGGTATGGTGAAGCAACTGCCCTAAGCTTCACAGATTTCTCCTGAATGAATCCTATAACGCCACCAACATGTGACGTCGTGGGACCAAACTCTCGGATTCTGTTAACGATCGTGTCCTGATCCCCATTTCCTGTGAGGCATGCTGCCACGCAAGATGGGTACTCAAGGACGAGGTTAAACCATTCTGGATTCCGTAAGGGTTCCAGCGTGAAAACCTCAATATGCGTTCTGGTTTTGGTTTTTAAGCCAGACCTAGTGCATATAGGGGAAGATTTATTACGCTCTGGCTGATGAACCAGAGATACGAAATCCCCCCAACCAGTTTGTGGATCGGGTAGTGACATGTTTTTTATAAACACACCTATTCCTTCAACACAAGCTTTAACAGTCTTTGGTGAGTCGTAAGGTTTAATAACCCCATCGATCCATTTACTGAACTGCTCTTCGGAGGTGGCACTTAGCTTTATAACTTCGTGCATCCTGAAGAATACAAGCTGTAATTCAAGTTCTCTTGAATTATTAGTTTTCTTCATCATTCCATGTATTAGTGTATCTTTGTAGATCCACTGGCCCTTGGAATTCTTTCTCCGTCCCCATCCTTCTGGTATAGAAGGGTAGGCTCCGGATATAAGAGCGTTTTTGTGTGCCTGCTGTAAAGATTTTAATCTTCTAACAGTCCACGCCTTACCACTCTTACGAGACCACATTGCGATTTGGTTTGAAAACCTAACTGCGTGGAATTTCGAAACATCTAAACACATAAAGTGTTGGATGAGGCGAGTCTTTGGTATTTCTACAAAGCTCATGTCTTACCTCCATAAATGGATAGTTTAGATCACCTGTTTGATCGTTAGATCTTATGATCACTCGGTAAACACCGGTAATCA